GCAAAGACTTGGTTAGAACCATTAAGTCCTGTAATGTGCATGTATATTCTATCTTGAGCATCTTGTTTATCTACCTCAATTGAATATCTTACTTCTCCGCCTTTTTGTATATTTAAATCAGAAATATCTACAGTTTGAATAAATGTGGTGCCCATGCCTGCAACACCCATCGTCGATGTGCTATTACCACTACCTGTTATAGCAGCACATTTATCAGAACCTAATCCATAACAATTATTACCTGTGGGCATACTTGCAGGTCCTTGACCACCCCAATCAATATCCATGTCACCTTCTTTACTTGTGCCTACATATCCGTTTGAGCCATCTAAAATGTTATTAGAGTTTTGGTTTGTAATAGTTTCTGTTGTTGTTGTGACAGTCGTTGTTGTAGTCGTAACAATCTCAGTTCCTAAATCTTGTTCTGTAATATCTACTTGTGTATCTTCTGTAACTGTTACACCAGGTGTACAAAGTCCTGCTTCATCGATTAAACAAGAGGCTTTAGAGTAAGAGTAACAAAGACAAAGCCATAAGACCAAAATTCTTAAGACCATCGTTATCTCCTACAGGTTGTTCTTCTTTTTTTGTAGCAACATATTCTGGCTTATACTTACTGCCGTCAGGAATTTGATCTGGATTGTCAGACCAGTATTGTGCTGATTCTGCTCCAATCAAACCTCTCGCAGGGCACGGGGTCCCCGCGTCTGTCATCGCATCCCAGACTCTAGGGTCTTGACACAATACAGATACAGCAGCAACTTTCATACCAAAGCCATATAAACTTCTGGATAATTTTAATTTTTGACATAGCTCATCATCTATGACTATACCACTTGCAAGACCTACAATATTATTTTGAACACTGGCACCAACACCAACCTTACATATATCGCTGTTAGAATTTATTATAGAAGGTGCATTTGCGGTAGGTGGCGTATTGTTAACTACCGTGCTCGACACGGTATTTGTTTCACCCCAGGCCTTACCCGCAAACAACAAAAATATTATTAGAATGTATTTCATTTACCTGCATATACATTCGCCATTACAATGTTCACAACATGTACACATGATATCCTCCTAACCTAAACTTGCCATAATATCTGACATACGCTTTGCCCGATTCGGTGTCTGTTTTGCCCAACGTGAGTCAAGCATCTCAGCCGCTGCTGTCTTATAATTTGGTGTTTTATGGTCTTTTAGTGCTGACCACATGTTACGAAACTTACTGACACCTGTTTTGCCAAGCTGAAAAACCATTTCAACCAGTAATTCCTTACAATGATCGTGGACCGTGTACTCACCAAGTAACTCTTCAGCACCTGATATAGCATTTTCTAAATCTTTTTCTAATATCTCCATCAAGAATGACTCTTCATACTCTTTGTCATCCTCCCAAAAATCTTCTACACAGAGGTGGCCTACGCCCACAGTTCTCTTTCCCAATGTGTCGAGGTACACCTTGTTACGGTAACCCTCATTGGAACGCACAGACGCTAAAAGTCTTTCCATATCCATTTCTAAAACTCCTTATAATTCTTAATTAAAAACTCTTCCATCCAACTCATTTTATCATCAATGGCTACAATTTGTGTTTTAATAACAGCAATGTCTTGTTGCATTTGTGATACTGCATCTGCCTTTTTTTCAATCGCATTAAGTCTTTCTGACCACATACCCCATGTAACACCAAAACTTAAAACAATACCTGCTAACCAAATAGCATCTTTACTATTAAAACTAAACATTGTACTCCCATTCTTCTTTATCAGAAGGATCCTTGAACATTAAATCATCGGCCTGCATCATATCATTCATCCCACCTTGTTTCAAACCTATAATACCACCGTCTGCTACATTGTACATAGTAGGATCTTGAGTTGAAGTTGATCTTCTAATCATACTTTCATCTCCTTCTTTACCCCTTAAAATTGTCATTGGTAATTCAACCCTACCTCTATCAGGGGTATCAAAAGACATATTTGGTAATTGCATTGATTCCATATCTCTACCTTCAAGATAATCTATTGGTTTTGCCATAGAATTAGCTATCATAGCAGCCTCTCTAGTGACTAGATCTTTAAAAGGATCTGTTAGTTGATCATAAGATGTGTTAGGAGGTATGATACCAGCTGCTACAAAATTATTTAATGCTTCCTCTAAATATTGATTAGCAGAACCTTCAGTAATATCACCCTTACGTATAGCTTCCATAAACAAGGACATAACTGAGTCTCCTGCTCTTTGAAATGGTTTTAAATCTTTTCTTAACGCAGGACCTATGTCAGGATTATTAGCCATGAATATATCTTTTGCAGGTTGATCAGTCATAGCCATCATAATACCCTCTTTAGATTTATCTGATAATGCCTTAGCTTTATCATCTATATCAGCCATAATCATTCTTGAACCTTCTGCTTCACTCTTTGTTGGTGTGTCTAAATTTTGTATTTCTTTTCTAGCTTGAAATAGATCTTCTAATTGTGTTTTACGTCCTTGTGGTAATACTCCACCCGGTGCATTAGGTAATGCCCCACCTTGTTGCAGTTGTATAATGCCACCATCTTTAGCAGTTACATATTGTAGGTACTCATCATAAGTGCCTGATCTGTATCTACCAAGATTAGGATCAAAGAATGTGTAAAAGTTTTGTGGTGCTGGTGTAAATGTTTCTGTTCCGGTGTCCGTGTCGCTTTCACCTTCGTCAGCTTCTTCACCTGGCTGAGTACCAGATATTGGATCAGGGTCACCCTGCCCTTGTCTTTTATCCATAGCTTCTTTAATAGTATCTGTTCTAAATTTTTCTACTTGATAATCTTGCATCTCAGGAGTAGACATCATTTGATTATATAAGTTACGATTATTTGCTACAGCCGCCGCAAAGTTATCAAGTTCTTCACCCTCAAGACCTTTTAAATTGCCAAAGAATGTGGCTTGTTGAGCAGGACTGCTACCAAAAATCCCAGAAGCTATGTTTAAAAACGGATTATATTGAGTGGCAAAGTTAGCACCTTTTTCAAAAATATTTTGTGGATCTTCAAAAGGCAAAAACATATTGCTTTTTTTCATGCCTGGTTCATATATCTCACTTGCTCTTTGTTTTAAAAATTCTGCACCTGGTCCTGATGTTGCAAGTATACCTTCTTGACGTAGGTCATCCACAATGTCTGTTAAAACATTACCTCCTTGACCACCCATTCGAGTGCCAAGACCTTGATCTATACCAACTCTTAATTTAACAATGTCATTAGGATCAAGATTATATTTATCCATAAATGCTTTTGTCTTTGTACCACCTGTAAATAATCCTGTTTTGTATGCATCTTTTAAATCTTCAATAAAGTCACTAGTTTGTTTACCCTTGCCCGTTCCCAAGCCTACATTAATTTTATCTTTATCCGTTGCTTTTTCATCTTTTGTAATGTTTTCCTGCATGCCGTATGCTTTTTTTTCATTACTTGCTTTTTTAGAAGAAGTAGATTTTTTTTCTTTCTTAGCTCTTTTTTGAGCTTCTTTATTCCTCAACCCTCCTGTTATAGTAGTCCCAGGGGATATAGGTGTGCTTGATTTAAATCTTGACATTACGGTTTCCTCCTTCCTGCAAAATACATGATGCCTTGCTTGTTTATACTACCACCTCTTTTAGCTGTTGCAATGGCTTCATACAAATCACCACCAGCTAGTGCTGCACGCTTAGCGTCAGACATTGCACCACCGACAGGTCTAAAAGGATTAGACATACTGTTGGATGCAAATTTAGGTGTAGGTTTAGTAACAAATTCATTGGACATATTGTTTGATGATTGTATAAATTGTTCAACGCCACCTTTTTCAACAGGTCCCATTTCAGGTGCGTTAGGTCTTGGAAAGGTAGGTTCATATGTTTTTGGTTCTACATCTTCCTCTGGTTGAGATGTATTAGTTAGTTCATTTGTAAATAAATATTGTAGTACAGCCTCTGGATCTTCAAAATCAAGTCCTTGTACTTTTTCATTGTCGGGATCATCTAAAATTAATCTAGCTAATTTTACTGCATTAGCTCTTCTAATTTTCATCTCTACTGTATCATCGATTGTTGTTACCATCATTTTTAATGTATCAGGACTAGACAAGATTTTAGCTTGATGTTTAGCAAGTAAAGCAATACCAAGTCCAGTTAAAGGACTCATACCAGCACCCGTGGCTAAGAAAGCACCTGTTATACCTGAAAAACCTGCAAGACCTGCTCTACGTGCAACGAATTGTGAAGTCTCTGCTATCTTATTAGCGTAACCAATTTCTGCTATTTTTAATAAATTCATTAAATCTTTGACAGCGGCTTTACCACCCTCTGTACCCAATGGCTTACCATTTTTACCTAAAGTGTTTGCATAAAGTGCAGTCATAAATTGTTGACCTTGTGCTGTATCTAATTTTAATTGTGACCTAAATCTAGCAGGATCAAAAACATTTACTGTCATTATATCTTTTTGATTAAAAGATATACCAAACTCTCCTCCACCTGCGATGTTAACTCTTTGCGTTAAGTCTGCTTTACCAAATTCAACGGCTCCTGTCTTTCTGTTGTATGCTACTGCTTGACTTGAGTTTTCCCATAAGTCACCTAAAAAAGCTCTAGCTGATATATTGATAGGATCAAGCTCAGGGTTTTTTGCATTTCTAGTTGTAATAGCAGCTAAATCATTAATTGCCATCGCACTTGGATTTCTAAAAAATGCATCAAAGACAGTGTTAGCTAACTGATCTGGGTAGATGTAACCCTCCATAGGTAGACTGCCTTGTAAAAACATGTTTTGATCTACTTGTTTAAACATTTGAGCTACAGGAGTTTTGTATGTATTTGCACCAAAACCAAATATCTCATTCGCTCTCAACAAAGAACTTTTAACTAAATTCATTTGTTGCATAATTACTTCATCTGGTTCGCCACCCTGCCCTGTAATTACTCTCCACTCATTTATGTCATTAAAACCTTGTTCCATAGCTTTTTTAAAATACCTAGCTTGAGTTGCCATATCATCAACTTGTTTGACACCAAATTTTGATGAATACTCACCCCATGCTGTATTAAGTTGTTTTTGTAAAGCTCTAAATTGTGTAGCATTTAGATAGTCTGGTAGAGCACTCATAGATAATAAAAGATTTTCAAACTTAGATAGATCTTCAAAACCACCTAAAGTTGCAGCATTACCTGGTATGTATTGACCACCCTCTAAGGTAATCTTACCTCGACCTAAATCATCAACATAATTTTTTGCTAACTGTTTTACTCTAAAAGTAGGTATGTACCCTTGTGATATTGATTGACCAAAATCATTAGTCGCTAATGGTATGGCATCATCTAATGCTTTAGCTTTTGCTGCAAAATCGTCATACATAAATGCAGACAAACCAGCAAATTTATTAAATTTTTTCTGTGCAGAGTCTGTTAAAAGCGCACCTGCATCCATAATAGTAGCAAAAGGTGCTAACTCATTGAGACTTTCCATAACTCTTTTATCGCTGTACCACATAATATTAGCTCTGTTAGCACGCAAATCTGTACCAATCAGTGGGAATACACCAATAACTTTACCATACCACTTTGCCCATGATCTATCTGTTACATTAGCAATACCAAAAGGTATTTTTTGTTGTATAGATAATTGAGCTAAATATTCTGCGTTGGTGCCTTTTTGCACACCATATGTCCAACGTGCTAGACCTTTCATCATTTTAAATACTGGATCTAAAGCTGCGGCACCACCAGTAAATATCATACTGTTTCTAGCATGTATTAAATTTTCTACTCTAGGCTCGGATGACAATTCAGGATCTGGTAAACCCTCTAGTTCTCTTATAATAGCATTCATACCATCATAGGCAGTAGCTGCTGTATAAGCTCCTACCCCTGCCGCTGTGGTTACAGTTCCTGTTGCAACTGGATTGTTTTTTGGATCTGTCAATCCTTTTAACAGACCATCTCTATCTGCAAAATATAAAGGTAATAAACTTAAAAAATCTCCAGCAATACTTACATTTTGTTTATTTACATCAGGTGCAAAACGCATAGTAGTATTTGCTATCCCCATAAAACTATCTCCAAAATAATTTAATGCTTCATCAACACCTAAAGAAAAATCTTCTCTACCCTTACCACCTAAACCAGTGATTTTTGGCAGAAATGTAGCCCAGTTTCTTTTGTCAGCTTCTAGTTTTTCTTGCCATGCAGCATTTTTTTGTCGTAAAGGGTCTTCTATGTATAATTTTTCTATCTCTTTAGCTTTTTGAAAATCTTTTAAAGCTTTAATTTCTTTTAATTGGTCATCTGTATATGTATTTGTTGGTTGAGTATCAATTCCATTTTGTTTTCTAATGTTGTTGACAAGTTGTAATAATAACATTTTGTCATCTTCGTATTTTCTTGTGCCAACATCATTAGGATTTAAAAAATTATCAATATCAGGCACTTGTATTTTTATGTCATTCTCACCAAAAATATTAATTAAAACATCAGCAGGAATTGCAAAAGTCTCCTCTAAATTCATAGTAGGAAACTTTTCTTTTAAACTAAATACACCTGGTTCAGCCATTAATCCTCCATCATCTTTGTATTACCTGTTGCTATAGCAACAACATTTTTACCAACTTCTTTTATCTCAGGGGGTATCACTGATGATATAGCTTTTAAATCTCTAACTGTAATGTCTGCTTGATTTTGTAAAAATCCTTTTTTTACTTTTTTTGTCCACCCAAACTGACCTAGTTCATACCCTTCGGTATCCAATTCATACAACTCTTGATAAGGATCAACCCAAATATAATCAACGCCTTCAACCTCATCCATACCTTTCATAGGCACACTAGGTCCATCATTTATATATTTTTTGTAAGGTAAATGATCTTTTAAAGATTTTGGATCTGGTTGTTGTAAAGTTGATTTACCATCTTCTCCAATGACTATTTTAGGCACATTATCCATAAGTATACCTCTTCTTAAAATCTCTCTTTCTTCTAAATCATTTGGTATGTTACCACTAAAATCTAATATCTCTTTACCTAGTTCATAAATGACTGATGCTAAACCAGCATAACCACCTATCTTTTTTACTTTACCAAATTTTGATAATCTATTAAAAGGTTTTTTACCACCAAATTTATCATAATAATCGCCAGGATGATTTTTTTTCAACCACTGTTTATATTCTTCTTGTATAGGAGCAGTCCATTTCGAGTTGTATTCAAATTTAGAAGGGTTTTGGAAATATTTATCAACCATTATTTAATCTCATCTGGTAAGGTTATAGTTGTAAATTCTTTTGTGTCAGGATCATAAGCCATTTTAGGAACTGCTTGTGTGTTAATTGTACCTGAAGTTACGTAACCACTAGGATAAGTTCCTTTGTTAAACTCATATAGAACTTTAAGATCATTATTAGCTAATCTTAGTTCCTCACGCACTGTTACTAATCCTGCAATAACTGTTTTAGAGTCAATAAATCCTGTAATTTTTAAACTTTCATAAGCTCTTCTAATATCATCCAAGTTTAATCTACCAGATGCTTTTCTGGCTCTCGCTAGAGCATATGCAATAGCGTTAATACGAACTCTGTTTTCTGCAAGCTCAGGCTTAAATTCACCCCAAAATTGTTGTGAAGCTGGATTATCAGGATCAAAGAAAGCATTTACATCTACAAATTCACCAGATCCCTCAGCAGTTTCAATTCTACCATCACCAAAGCTACTTTGTACATTTTGCAAAGTATTTGTTAAAATAGATATTTGATCTTCAGCAGCTAACAAGTCTGCTATCATACCAAAACCTCTTTGTTTAATATCTTGTAATAATCCAGGTAAACCAGCAGTAGATGGATCTGCTAATAGATTTCCTATAACAGTATCAATACTACCAATATTACGATCATACAATTGTATAGTAGAAAACATTTCTGTAAGTGCCTTCTTAGGTAAAACATCCTCAGCTGTCATCGCAACTTTTTGATTAACTGTTAAGTCTGCTATACCAGTTCCTATTGGTACCCATGTAGGTTGACCGTTAGCTTGTAAAATAGCGTTACCTTCAGCATCTAATTGTGGTATTAAATACTCACCATTTTTTAATTCTTTAATTTGCCAATTACCATATTCTCCTGACTGTGGATGTGTGAAACTACCCATTACAAAATCCTTAAATATTTCAACAGCATCCTGTTTTAATGTGTATCTAGAGGCATCTACAGGCATATCTTTTGGTAAGTAAACTAATTTATTTTGATTTTGATTATCAAAAGCTAATATATAATCTGTGTTGTCTGTTGGAACATGTACGCTAGGATCTAATTTATCTGACTCTATAAACTCAATTTTTTTTGTAGATAAGTTTATAACTCTTTTCCAATCTTTTTCTCTAAAATCTCTTTTATCATCATAACGACCTGGCTCTGCACTATTAGCTATTGCAAATTCTTCATACGTTGTAAAAAATCTATTCTCGCCTACAATTTTATCATATGCAGTGAAAGGTGCTTGATAATCTACAGCTAAACTATATCTTCTTTCGTTTTCAGGTAATTCTAAATCTTTATTATAAGCCTCTAAGGTTACTTCTGTATTTAAATTTGTGGCATTATCTTTTACTAATTTGTATTTACTTTTATTATCTAGCTCATTTGATTTTTTTAATTTACCTAATTCTTGTAAAAAACCTAAATTAGAAAACATGGCTTGACTAACTATATTTGCTCTGTTGACAACATCTTCTTGTTGTTTAGTCAGTGCGTATGTTCTTCTTTGTGCCTCTACACCCTTTTCCGCTGCTCTGACTGCCGCCTCTTCTTTTCTAGTTTCTCTTCTAGCCGCTGAAAATTCAGGCACTGTTTGTTGTGCTGCTTGTCCTAAAACATCAAGTGCTTTACCTCTACCAGTTAGTAACCTAGCACCAAAATTTATTAATGAAGATGCTACGTCTGCTTGTTTTTGTGCCTCAATGGATGCTTTTTCTGCAGTAAAATCTTTTTGATATAATGATCTAGCCTCTTCTGCATATTCTTCTGCACTTTTTGTTGGAAAAAGAGTATCTGCAAATGTATTTGCTATTGGTTGAAATTCGTTTAAGCCAGACACGATACCTTGATATGTATCATCTTGTAATGGTGTCTCTGGTTGTGGCTGTGCATATTGATTTGTTTGATAAACACTAGTATCAACTGGATTCATACCACCAGCTAAACTAGTCATAGGTGATATTGGTAGTCCTGTGTTATGATTAATATAAGGATTACCACCATGTCTTAGCTTGGCTACTTTTTTGAACATTTTTCTATCAAGTACGCTCATGCTTATCCTATGGGATTACCTATATTTAGTCCTTTGTATGCTCCGAGACCCATGATCCCTAGTCCAGCAACTTGCATTAGTGGACTAGTTGATGGTTGTTGTTGAACAGCCATCTGTGATGCTGGTGTTCCTGTTAAAATACCAGATGCAAATGATAGTCTTTGAAAAGGCTCTTGAGCTGCAAGTTGTTGCGTAGCTCTCATGGCATCTAAAGTATTTTGTTGTTGTTGTTGTCTTAATCCACCAGCTTGTTGTAATTGTGCAATATCTTGAGCTGCTAAACCTTGTTGCAATTGACCAAGTCCAGCTTGTTGACCACCTAATGCTGCTAACTGTTGACCTACATTAAATTGTCTACCCTGTTGAGCTTCAAAAGATTGCTGTGCTGTTTGCTGTGCTTGTTGAAAGTTTCTTGATAAATCTTCAAATATACGCCTTGATTTTATATCTTGTAAGTTTCTGGCCATTTCAGCGTTTTGTATACCAGCACGTTCTGTTCCAAAAGCACCTGCAGATACTGCTTGTGCATCGACACCTTGTTGTTGTAATTGAGCTTGTCTATCTAATTCTGCTAAAGCATTTTGTGTAACTGATTGTTGATAAGGATCCATGTAAGCTTGTATTCCTTCTGCGGTAGGAGCAAACATTCTAGCCGCTCCTCTTGTTGCTTGTATGCCCTCACCTATAGTTTGTCCTGCTTGATCTAAGAAAGGTTGAAATTGACCTATGCCTTGTTGAGACATGGTTAATGCTTGTTGTTGCTCGGGAGATAGACCTGCTACTTGAAAACCAGCTATTGGTTGTGGTACACCTGCTCTACCTAATTTACGAGCTTGAAAGTTTGCATCAGATTCGCCTGGCTGTTTTACAGCGTTAGGATCTCCAAATGTAGAAGTTAATAACTGTTTGCCTCTCTCTTCTATATAAGGTGCTAATCTATTATAAGTAATTATTTCTTCCATTATGCCATACCTACCCCTCTTGATGATTCTGGATCTAATTTATTCATTAAGTTATACATGGCCCGTGGTCCGCCAGCATTGTCTACTGCTTTTGCAGTCATTACAAACTCTCCATCACTCAGCATTGCAGGAACTAAATCATCTTTAGGTCCACCAGGTCCTGAGATTTGACCTTGTCTTCTTGGAAACTCTCCACCCATAGCATACTTATCCATATACTCTAAGTCCATAATACCACCATCAGCGGCCATTGGCATCTGATTACCAAACTGACCATAGTAAGGATCTTGTGGGTATAAACTATAAAAGCCTGGAAATTTATCTTCAATTGATCCTTTGTCCTCGGGTTTTAATGCTTGCGTTATTAATGGTAAAGATGCGGCTCCAATAGTGCCTAAGGCAACTGGATTATCAAATATACCTTTTTTATATAATTTTTTATTTGCTTCTAATTTTTCTAATTTGTCAACTGAATCTAAATCACTAGCCATCACATCTGCCTGCATTTGATCAAAAGTTGCTTTCTCTTCTGCACTTTGTAACCCTAAATTTTGTCCTAATTTACCGTATTCACCACCAGCAAATATGCCAGTCTCTGGTGCTGGTAATCCAGAAAAGAAATCACTAGTGCCCATAATTTTACCTGCACCAAACCCTCCAATGCCTCCAGCAATAACATCTCCAGCGTCACTACCAGCTAACAACGGTACACCTGCACCTATTAGTGCAGAATAGACAGGTCCTGCACCAGCTAAACCAGCTAGAGTGCCAGCATATGGTGCTATACTTTTCAGTGCCTTCTTAGCACCTTTAAAAATTTTTTTTAAAAAAAACTCTGGTTGTCCTGTAACTGGATTGATAGAGTTGAAATCATTACCTACAATATATCTTTCAGGGTTAATACCCATGTCTAGCATTTGATTGAACAACATTGCTTTGAGTCTAGGATTAGAATCAAGAACTTCCATAGGCACAACTGTTTCGCCTTCAGCGACATGTGCTATGTAAGCATCTTCGAATCTACCTAAATCTGCAATTTTTGAAACCTCAGCTTGGAATGACCCCAAACCACCAGTTTCGTATTGTTGCATGCTATAATCCATGTTTAACTTGTCCCTCCGAATATATCCGGCATTTTATTTACTTTAATAGCGACATCTTTTTGTATGTCATTTTCTGTTGTGTCGGTGGCAGGATCTTGAACGTCTTTGGTTGCTTCTTCGTCAGAAGCGTAGACTTTACCTGTTTTTGCGTGTTTAATAGTTGTAGTAGCTTCTACATCTATCTTAGGAATTGTCTTCCCAGCAACAACGATTGTATCTTCTTTTATACTCATTTTTTAGTCTCCTTGCAATGTTTATGTTATCTCCAAAACACTAAGAATTACATGTAAATCATTAGCATTCTCAGCTTGTATTTTTATTATCTCTGACTCTTTTGCTATCAAAGGTGTAGCAGTAGCAGTATGAGAATCTGCTGAAATTTGACTGATGTTACCTGCAGCTAATATCTCTTGTGTAGATCCTTTTTCTATATCTCTACTCTTTTGTAATGTGTAACTAGTTGCACCAGAATCTACTAAGAATACAGATATTTCGCAGTCATTTGATGTATCTACATTAGCTACATGTATTGATTTAATAATAGCTGTAGTCTCTGCAGGTACAGTATACAATGTAGTCAAATTAGTATTTGTTAATATAGCCTTATAGTTTGTATATGTATTAGCCATTTACGATAAGAACCAACTAATCCTTTCATCCTCTTCTCTTAATGTTTCTGGTGTATATGTATTGTTTAATAAAAATATTAGTTGATCTAATGTTTGTATTAATGTGTTTTGTTGTTGTTGACTATATTCTGGTGTTGCTTGTGGTAATCTAGGTATTTGTATCTTTGACATTATGATCCTCTCATTCCGTCTGGTTTAATATCTAATCTAAGGGTACCGTATCTCCAATTGTCATCAATGGCATCACTAGCAACTCTTACAGCCACTTGTCTGCCTCTTATCCTTGTATCTTTTTTAGTTGTGCTAGTTGTAATATCAAAAGATCCGTGTGTCTTTTGTGTACCATTAGGATAAGGTCTGGTTTTAATTGTAAGATCTACAGTGCCTGCTTGTGATTTAAAGTCAGGTATCAATCTACCAATAGACATAAACTGATCTCCGTCTGCTATATCAACATCACCAGATTCTATGTGTGTGTTCATAGCACTGCCATCATCGTTAGATCCAAACTCGTGTAGATGTATAAATGTTCTACCTGCTTTAAGTCCTGTAATTGTAGATATTGTTGCAGTTGTATCTGTAGATTTAAATTCAGCAGCATAAGGATTATCATATGTGCCACGATCAGCCCATGAACTTCTAGCTAATGATCCTATATACCAGAGATTTTCTGCATAATTATAGAACACCACTCTATCTATTTGTTGTGAGTTAGCAGAGGGGTAGAACCACATTACTTCATTATAGTCAGTGTTAGCTGCACAAAATATATCTTGCTTAGCATTTACATTTAAATCATCAAATACATAGTCTTGCACACTACATGGTATCTTTTGCACTGCACCATCAAATAGAAAGAATGAGTCTGTACCCATCCAAAACGATACACCACCGACATCTTTAGCTGCATTTAATCCTATACAACCACAAGCAGAACCTAGCTGATTGAATCCAAAAGTTAGTGGTGGTCCAATAAACTGCATTTGATATAGAGCTGTATCTGTCCATATAAGAACAGCACCTCTTGATCGTACTGCTGTTTGTATGAAGTTACCATCTACCAATCTTTTTGATCCTGCTGTATTAGTTGCTGTCGGTGTCCAAACATTTTGATCTTCTTGACCTGACCATCTCAAGAACATATTGTCTTGTGTAGATGATGTGCCAATTGTTGTTTCTGTACCAAAACAAATGACATGTCTGTCATCGCCTGATACTAACATAAACCTTGTTTTTGTAGGTGCATTAGAGACATTAGTAACTGAAGATCTATTGCTAGATAATCCTCCAGATGTGTCCCAATAAAATAACCCACCATTAAATTGTAAAGCCAATACGTCTTCACCCCAGTTGTCTAAAGCCCATTTAGCTGACTCAAGTAACACACCTTGACCACCTGTCAATCCTTCTCTAGTTGTATTCCAAGTTGAGGCACCGTATGTAGATGCACCCCATCCGTAACCAAATATAGATGTCGCTGATCCTGTATTGATTTGATATGTTCCGTTGGCCGTGGCTCCTGTAGCATCAGAACTAGCCGCTGCTTTTGCTTCTATAGTAAATGTGTTAGCATTAGGGACTGTGAGTATTTCAAACTCACCCTCTAAGTTAGCTGCAGAGATACCACCTACTGCACCACTGACACTTGCAATTGTTACAAAGTCACCGATCAAAGCACCATGAGATGAGTCTGTAATTGTAACTGTAGTGCTACCATTAGTAGTCTCAAATTGTGTTATGTTACCTGTCCCTGTAGCTCTGATAGGAGTTATATCAGCGTATGAATTTTCTGAGTATGCATAAAGTTTTTTGTTAGTACCATAGATTGCATACTTAACACCACTTAAATCGCTATAAGTAAGTATAGCTCTTGTTGCACCTACGAGTGCATCACTTGTAACTTTCTCCCAACCACCTATTTTTTCAGGTAAGCTGTATCTAAATCTAACATTATCACAATCAACCCAACGACCTTCTGCACCATATTCAGTATTTTGTTTATCTATACCTGGTGCTATTTGCAATTTTGTAAGTGGCATTGTGGCTCCTATACTGCAGAATCATAAAATCTAATCCAACGATCTGTACCACCAATGTTTACTCTTATTGCTCCTACTTTACTACTTGTTGTACCAGTTGATGATGAAAGACTAGCTGAACTATCACTAGCAGATGTTCCGTCAAAATATATAAACTCTTGATCTTGATCGTCTTGATCTAAAGATAAACATGCAATGGCACCTGAAGAGTTGGCCTGGTTTATTTCAACACTAGCATTAGCTGGTGAGCTTGTACCAAAACCAATTTTATCTGCAGATCCATCTATGAAAAATGCATGAGTCAAAGTATTTGTCTCAGCTCTAAAGTCTACTGAAGCACTAGATTCGTTGAAAACAAATCCACCACCGTCAAAGTCAATAGTGCCTGTGGCTTTGATGCCACCAACAACATGTAATTCTGTAGAGGGTGAGTTTGTTTTAATACCTACACGGTCATTACCAGCGTCTGTAAAAAATAAGTTAGCATCTCCATTACCTTCGATTCTAAAATCTAAGTCAGCAGAAGATTCATTAAATACAAATGTGCCACCATCAAGTGATGTGTTACCAGATACAGTCAGTGTTCCGTTGGCCTTGATATTTCCTGCATCGTTCAAGACATCAAACATAGTAGATCCATCGGAGTATAAAATATGTTTTGATCCTGCTACAAGATTAGTAGCTGTACCACCTGCTGGTTTAAATCCAAGTGTGTGTGTGCTCATGGTTGCTGCGTTATCAACTATGTACCATGTCTCTACTGCCTCACATTGCACAGTAGTATTACCAGTTAGTGTGCCTGTTAATTTTATAATGGCATTACTTTGCTCATCTGTAGTAGATCCATCTGTTGCTGTTAAGGAGTCAGTTGTACTAGCAATTGCTACAGATACATAACCCTTAATAGCTGATTCTACTTTTTGTAAATTGTTATTTGTAATGTTACCCCAGGTTCCCGAATTTTCACCTGTGGCTTGTAACTCTAAGTTTAGTGCACTTGAATATGACGATGCCATTTTTTACTCCTAATCCGTTGACCCTGGTTCTACATCAATCCAGGTAATAGTTTGTGAGTCATCCACTTCATTCCAAATAAAGAAGTTTGGTGATCCCACGCTAAAGTTAATAATGTTTTGAAATGCCTCACCAAAGGCAGTTTCATCTCCTAATCCTATAGTAATTTGTCCTGCAGTGCTAGTAGTAACATTAGCTGAAGCTGCTACAGTTTCTGTTCCTATAGTAAAACTTGGCGCTCCAGCAGTTGAAGGAGATATTGTTGCACTTGCTGTTACAGTCTCATCTCCTACGCTAGCTGCAAAAGATACTCCGCTAACGAATGGCGATCCTACGTTTTGTACGCCACCACCTCTGACTGAGGCTAAT